CATCAAAGCAATTCAAGATGCGGATGTTGCTCAAAAATATCTAGATTTAAGTGGATCAATGGACGCAGATGGAAATCCTATGGAAATAATTGGAGTAACTCGTATATTTCCTGTTATGGATTCACAGGCTACAGTTTCTATGTTTGATCTCAGATATCAGTTAAGATTAAATGAATTATATGATTTTTCTAGCGCAAGTTATATTAATTATACCCTCACGCAGCAACACCTTCGTTCACTAGAAATTATGTTTACTGGTGAAGTACCGATCCGATTCCAAAGACACATGCAAAGATTGTATATAGATTGGGCATGGGGTTATTCAGAAGCACCAGTAGGAACAGTTGTTGTTGCTGAGTGTTATGCAGCAATCAATCCAGATGTTTATCTGAAAGTGTGGAACGACCGTTGGTTAAAAGAATATGCAACTCAACTCATTAAAAGAGATTGGGGTAACAATATGAAAAAATTTGGTGGTATCCAATTACCAGGTGGAATTTCACTTAATGGTAAAGAAACTTACGATGAAGCAGTTGAAGAGATTGAGAGATTAGAAAAAGAGATGGAGACAAACTTTGGTGCTCCACTTGAATGGTTTATGAACTAAACTTTCTACAAGTCCAACCTTTGTGTTGTTTTCTACCAGGAACTCCACGAGCAATTGCACCCATATTACCTTGACTTAAATTATTATCTTTACAAAACTGTGTAAGATTCTCTATTATTATTTCTTCACCGTTTGTGTGAATCGGATGACATGCATACCATTTTTCAGTATGTAAGTTTCTAGCCCACTCTTTGAATTCTTCGGTAGAACAATTCTCTTTTCTTATTGCCGACAACTTAATTCTAAACTCTTCACTAGTTCTAATTGATTCTTGTTTGATTCTATATTCTTCATCTTTCCATCTTTCTTTCTTTTTCTCACTTTGATTTTTAATATATTCAGGATCATTCTGAATCAACTTCATCTTTTCTTTATATTCTGGTCTACTAGAAACTTCTTTAGATATTTCAGATTGTGCTTCCGAGTATATTTTCTTCAAGTATCCATATTGTCTGGCTGTTAATTTTATTTGTTCTCTACTATGACTCATGAAAAAGAATGCAGTAATCATCTTATTTCTTGCATCGCCTTTTTCAAGCATCTTGATTAATATATGATGAACAATATAATGTTCACGTACAGTCAGTCTAACCATATTACTTTTCCTATCTTTTCCACCTAATGATCGTGGTATGATATGATGTCGTTCAGTATATTCTTCTGTTATTCTGGACTTTGCTTTATCAATGATGGCGTAATACCATCGAGTGTATTTGTTGTCTAAATACATTGCTGACAATCTCCGTTAATGTTAGGGTGTATGCGGATCCCACTCCGGCGATACACACTTATTTAGTAAAAATCATAAATATAATATTATGCCATCACACTATTTTAATAATTATAATTCCAAATATCAAGAACAAAGACTTGTAGAAGACCTTATAGTAGAGTCTATTCATATTCAAGGATTTGACGGATACTATATTCCAAATACAAATGTTGGAGATCGAGATATTCTTTTTGGTGAAGATCCACTCAAAACTTTTACAGACCATTTCCAAATGGACATGTATCTGAGTAGTTCTGATGATTATATGGGTGAACAAGAGTTCTTTTCTAAATTTGGTTTAGAGATTAGAAATCAAGTTAAAATTATTATTTCTAAGAGAGTATTCTCTGAACGATTCCCACTAAATGCACAGACACGACCTCTTGAAGGAGATTTAGTATATGTACCATTTTTGAATGGTACTGGAGAATTATTTGAAGTTAAGTTTGTGGATCAGAATAAAGATTTTGCGACTTTAGGTAGAAGTGTACCTTATTTCTACGAATTATCACTTGAGAAATTCAAGTATTCTAATGAACTTATTGCTACAGGCAATGAAGAGATTGATGGAATTCTTGCAGATCATGCATACTCTATCACTCTCAATACTGGCAGTGGTACAGGTTCATATATTCCATCTGAATATGTTTATCAGTCTCCTGATGGTACATCAAGTAATGCTACAGCAATGGCAATTGTTCAGTTCTGGACACCAAAATCAAATTCATTAATGATATCTAATATATCAGGAGATTTCTTAGATAACAATATTGTTATTGGTGCTTCAAGTAATGCTCAATATATTGTTGTAAACTACGATCCTCTTGCTAATCCTAGTATTAAAGAAGTATATGATAATCAATATATTTCAACTAAAGCAATTGGAAATGCCGACACAACTGAAACTAACGCATTTGGTAAAATATAATGGCTAACGTACAATATAATAGAGTTATTAGAAAAATTATTGTTGCTTTTGGAGATTTATTTGACAATATCACATTAGTCAGATATGCCGAAGATATGTCTGAATATGAACGAGTAATTGTACCTATTGCATACGCATCTAAAGAAAGATATGTGATGCGAATTCAGGCTGATCCAAATTTAGATAAGAAAGTGATGATGACATTACCAAGATTCTCATATGAGATGAATGGTATATCATATGACGCATCTAGAAAACAAAATACAAATACAAAAAACTTTGCACAAACTCCACAAGGAGTGATCTCTCAGTATAATCCAGTACCGTATAACTTTGATTTTTCACTATATTTGTATGTGAGAAATATAGAAGATGGTACACAAATTATTGAGCATATTTTACCTTACTTTACACCAGATTACACTATTAAAGTTAATCTTATTCCAGAAATGGGAATAGTTAAAGAATTGCCTGTAGTATTAAACTCTACAAATTATGAAGTGGATTATGAGGGCGATAGGGATCATGATACCAGATCCGTTATATGGACCTTAAATTTTACAGTCAAAGGATTCATATTTGGTAAAACTTCAGATACTGGACTAATTAAAAATTCAATTACGAATGTATTAACAAACTTTACATCAACAGATATTGTTAATTTTAACATGAGTAATACTGGAACAGGTCTATATAGAACTGGAGAACTAGTATATCAAGGACATTCACCATCAATGTCATCAGCAACAGGTAGAGTTGTATATTTTAATTCAGATAGTCACGTATTAAAATTAACTGACATAAATGGAAATTTTGTTTCTGATAGACCCATCATTGGAATATCTACAAATTCAAATTATACATTCACGTCATATGCAATTCAACCTCAGAATTTGATCAATATTGATGTGAAACCAAATCCATTAACTGCAAATTCTACCGATAATTACACTTATACTACAACAATAACTGAAAACGGATAAAAGAATTAATTATGAGCAAATTTGAAAAGAATATGGATGAAATCTTTGGTATCGAATTACCTCCAGAAGTACCAAAAGAATCTAAAACTGAAATAGTCCAACATAAATCTGCACTACCTGTCAATATTGAAGATGATTTGACAGATGACTATCAACAGTCTCGTGAAAATCTTCAAAGTATTATTGATCAAGGTAAAGAAGCAATGGAAGATATTCTCAGAATAGCACGAGAATCTGAACACCCACGAGCATTTGAAGTGTATGGTACACTACTAAAAAACATGGTAGATGCAAATAAAGAACTATTGAGCATTCAAAAACAAATGCGTGACATGAATGGTAAAAAAGAAGTCAACAATACGAATATCGATAAAGCAATATTTGTGGGAAGTACGAGTGAACTCTCTAAGTTGTTGAAAGGTAAAGAATGAGTTCTATCAGTTATCGAGATAATCCACTCTTAAAACGAGCAGGAATTCAATTATCATATACGCAAGAACAGATTGATGAATACATCCGATGCTCTCGTGATCCAATCTATTTCGCAAAATATATTAAAATCATCACACTAGATGATGGTCTTGTTCCTTTTAAGATGTACGACTTTCAAAAGGACATGATCCAAACATTTCATAACAACCGATTTGTCATCACAAAATGTCCACGACAAGTCGGTAAAACTACAACAACAGTATCATACCTTCTTTGGACTATTCTATTTCAAGATTCACAGAATGTAGCCATTCTCGCTAACAAAGGTAATACTGCACGAGATATTCTTGGCAAACTTCAATTAGCCTATGAAAATCTACCTATGTGGTTGCAACAAGGTGTTATCACATGGAATAAAGGTTTCATCGAGTTGGAGAACGGATCAAAAATTACAGCATCTTCTACATCATCATCGGCAGCACGTTCTGGATCGTTCAATATCGTGTTCCTAGACGAGTTTGCATTCGTACCATCTAATATCGCATACGAGTTCTTTACGTCTGTCTATCCTGTTATTACCGCTGGTACTAAGACAAAGATTATTATTGTTTCTACGCCAAACGGTATGAATCTGTTCTATAAGATTTGGACAGATGCAATCAATAAACGAAACAACTATGTTCCATTTGAAATCCACTGGTCACAATTACCAGGTCGAGATGAAAAATGGAAAGAAGAAACGATACGAAACACTAGTGAGAGGCAGTTTGAACAAGAATTTGAAACAATGTTCTTGGGTAGTTCAAACACGCTTATTGCTGGTAAAAAACTTCAGCAACTTGTATATCAAAATCCAATTGCAGATCATGATGAAACTTTAATCTATGAACATCCGATCAAAGGTGATGATGATAAATTAAAAGATCATTTGTATGTGATTACAGTAGATGTATCGGAAGGCCGTAATCTGGACTCATCGGCATTTTCAGTATTTGATATATCCACTACACCTTATAGACAAGTTGCACGATATAAGAACCCTGGAATATCACCAATGGTATTTCCAACACACATCTACAATGCTGCACGGTATTATAACGATGCATATATACTGGTTGAGATTAATAATAATCCACAAGTTGCAGATGTGATTCATCAAGATTTTGAATATGAAAATCTATTCAAAATATTTACAGGTAA